GTGATGTCTTGGGCAATTTCGGTTGCCAATCTAAGTGCGATGGCCTGGATCAGGAGGGCATCATATTTTGCAGTATCCGTTACTTGTTCAATGTAAAGGATATTTAAAGATGTGCTGTTAGTGACAATGTTTTCTCCTTCTATTTTAAAAGGATATTCATTCTCCTTAACAGATATCAGTCTCAGCATTTTTGCAGGTTTTGGGTACGCAACATCGTAACCCCAAACTGGTGCTGTGGCTGAAGAGGTCAACTGCTCCCTCTTCAACGCACAGTTCCATACATGACTCCTCAGTACGAGATCTCGAACATCATCGAACCGATTATCACAAGCTCTTGCTCGTTGATTCTGATCATTCCTAGCAGTGATAGGACGCTCCCCCAGATTCGAGAGAGCGATGTTACAGATATCGACTTCGGAAGCCATAATCAGTCAACCACCCAAGTCAGCATTGAATGGATGGTAGCGGCGGCGGCGGCTCCAGATCCACCTGCATGATGCAGAGTGATATAGGATTCTTCTGGGAGTTCAAAATCAACTCCTGCGGCCGCAACTGGCCCAGATATAGCCCAACCTGCTGATGTTGCCGCAGTAGCGGCGGCAAATTTAACATCATCTCCAGCAGTTGTTCCATTTGTCGGCAGATAACCAACAGACAGAGTTTTGCTAGATCCTAAAGTTGCAGAGATGTAGACACCTACTTCCCAGATACGAGCACCTTTAGGAAGCACTCCAATAGTTACAAAACTATTTAGTGCAAAAGTTCCAGTGGTTCCAGGCGTATGAGTATCATGCATGACTCTCATTCGTCCACCCCACTTGCCTACATCAATCATTGATGAAGGACTTGCTCCTGATTGTGCTGTCAAGGCAGTAACAGTGCCGTGATAAGCAGGAGAGGTTCCAGCAGTAATAGCGGTCATAATTCAGTCCGTGCTAAAGGTTAAGAGGTTGCACCTTGCAAGCAAGCAATCTGAACAACACGTTCTTCTTCAAGACGAGTCGCACCAAGCGTCATCCTGTAGTAGATGTATTGACTGAATCGCTTGTCAGGGCGTTCTGTGACTCTTGCCACAATGTCTTCCCAGATACACATCCCAATACCACGTCTGTGAAACGCAAGAACACTGTCGCAAGTTTGTGAATTAGACGTAACCGTTCCAATCCTTTCGGTTCGGATGATGTTGAATCCCATGTACTGATTCAGATCACCTGCAACCAAAGCACGAATCTGGTTAAGGTCTGCGGAGTTGACCTTTGTTGAGGTCAGGAGAAATCCAAGTTGCTGTGCATTTACAACCAAGAAAAGGTTGCTGTTGCCATTGACATCATAGTCATCAGCATCTGCGGCTCCAAGGATCTTCCTTGCTTCAATCAGTTTTCCTACAGTAAGAGGCTGATTATTAGCCTGTGTGTTGCTGTCAACATCAAAACTGTTGGAATTAGTTTCAATGGTTTGCCCAGAAGGTAATGCGGTAGTAGTTCCACCTGTTTTACCTGCAAAAGCATTTCCGGTTGCGGCGGCAATGATCTCGTCATCCATTGCACGTCCCATTGCCATAGCGGCATTGACGGAATATGCAGAGGCAGGATCAATCAGCGTTCGCAGTCGATCTGGATTGTCAATGAGATCACCCCAGTCGTAATCCACAGGAACGACTCTGCGTCTGTCATGTGGAGTATCGATTTGTGGTGAATCACCATGACGTGAGGTTACCTTTTGAGCATCAGTTGCAGAGATTCGGTCCATATAGACTTCTTCTCCAACCTTGCCTGTTTCAACGGTCACGGCATTTTTCAGACGTGAACCCATCTGTTGCACAAGCAGTTGTACGTTTGCACTATACTGCTTTACAAACGAAGTTGTAATTTGAGTAGACATATTAATCCGTTAATAATTGTTAAAAAAATCAACAACATACGGATTGTCTACTAAAGGTAGGTCCGCTACGTAACAGGTAGCTTCAGGCCCCGATTGGGGTTATCTGATCAAGAAAGTGCGTTATGCAGTCGTGTCATTTCCTGAACTGCTTGAGCATGATTCGGATGAGTACCATCCAAGTATGCTTTTTTAAATTCAGGATCTGCCATCTTTGAAGAAATGGTTTCTTCTGCATGCACAGGACTCATGGCCCCTATCGCACCTCTTGTTCCAGGCAGGACATTATCCTCAGAAAATGCCTGACCTATCCTGGCAAAGGTTTTAAGAATCTCAGGATGGTTTGCCAGTCCTGTTTCTCTTAAAACTTCAACTGCACCTTCAGATGCAAAGCTGTTAAAGCCTCTTCGAGCAAGTTCAGCATTCTTGTTAAATTCATCTCCCCACTCCTGTTGGATTTCTTGGAGATATTCAACATTCATCTGATCAAACTCTTCATCCTCCTGTGCAATTTCACTTTCGGCAAGTTGGTTATAAATGCCGAGTATTGCTCCTGCCTGATCGTTTGTGAGGCCAAGTTGATGTGCAACATTTTTAAAATCTGCAACATCCTCGGCTTGTTCACCATCACCAAGCTCGAAGTCGTACTGATCAGGAGACTCTGGCCTCCCAATCTTATTATAAAACTGATTCCAGGAATCCTCGTCACCATCTTTGGGCAACTGGATCATTCCGTCTGGATCAGCCCCAATCATTTTTCTGGCATGGATGTAGGATTTAGCCAACTTGTCTACAGAATCAAAGTTCTGTAGGGATGGCTCATACCTCAATTCGTCAGGCAATGCACCTGGATCGAATGCCAGAGGATTGGATTCTTGTAAAGGCAAAGACCCATCAAGGATCGATGCCGTAGGGTCTGGTTGACCGATCGATTGTGGTCCGTCAGTTAAGATCGAAGGACTGCTCTCGGTTGTCGGTGCTGATTCTTCCATAAATCTCTGCTTGATCTTCCATTAGTTCGGCAGGTGATTTTTGTAGATTGTGCATGATTGCCAATACTACAGCACGCCTACCTTCTGCAAACGCCATCTCCATAGGATCTGAGGCTTGCGTTGAATTAAACACGTAATTGTGTCTCATAATATCATGCAAAACTTCTTGACCTGCTTCTGAATTAAATACCTCTTTATAAAGAGCTTTTTTCTGTTTCTCTTTATTAAAGATCATACAGGTTCTCCTGCACCAAGAAGTGCCGCTTCTGCGGATGCACGATTTGCTTGTGCCTTAGACAAAGATTCCTCGGTTTGTGCCAATGCCATTTGCTGTTGCAATGCTTGTTGTTGCTGTGCCATTTCCTGTTCCTGCATCATTTCCATTCTCATTTCTTCTTCAGATTTAAGAACTGATGGTGGAACTCTCAGGATCTCTGCACCCAACTCTGCAAGTTTCCCAGTGTTGAATCGTCTAATGACATTGGGATCGATCTGTGCAAATGGAACCATGAACTGCATCAACTGAGATACTGATGATAATTCACCCGATCTCATCGCAACGGATACAGGATTCTGGTATTCAAGTTTCATATTGTTTTGCATAAGTGCTGGGGGAGGAGGTGGAAGAAAACCTCCTCGACCAAGCACCGAAATGGTACGCTCGATCATGGGCCCCAGCATTTCAATTTCCTGACGTGCTACAATAGGTCCAAGTATCGATAGTCGGTCACGTTGACGTGCCGCAATTTCAGTGGCAGTAAAACGCATCACATCTCCGTCCTCTGCCGTAGGTCCAGGCAACTCCAACATATCCAGGTAGAAAGACTGCTGAATGGATTGACGTACCTTTGCCATCTTTGCTTCTGCATAGTCCACACGTTGTGGAGTCGGCATGGGTACAATCCGATCATCCTTAGTCATTCCTGCACGGAAGTAGTTGATTCCTCCAGGTGTTGTTCTGATTGGTGAGATAAATCCGTCATCAGGAACCATGAGTGGTGGATCAACTGCTTTCTGAAGTGCTTTAAGAAACGTCTTCTCCATCTCATTAAGCATCTTGATATCTGCCAATGCTTCCATTCCTGGACCTCTGCCATACGTCTCCATTGAGTTTCTATCCCATCTGGAGCATATAAATGGCTGTTCCATAAATCCTTTGATCGAAAGGATCTTGTTCTCGCCTTTGAGCCAGAAGATAGAGACATAAGGCATGTTGATAGGAACAGGAACATTGAGATGTTAGAAGGTTTAATGACGTTGACACACTCGAATCTTTTGAATGCATTATTCTTTTCCAGGGCATTGATAACACTCTCTGGCAATGCTTCTGGTCCATAGGCATCTAGCAGTTCTTTTGCAGTGTGCTCATACAACCGATAGAGGGTATCAACACGACCAAGATCGTTGATTGCTAGGTAACAATCGTACAGTGGAATAGTCATGTAATAGGGGCCTTCTCCTGGCCTGTCTACGACCATCATCACTGCGGTTCCAAATGCACCCATGTCCTGCATGTATTCATGAATTGCAGGATGGAAGTTATTGCTTGGAGTATTAAATGCGTCCTGAACGTATCGTTGCAGTTCTTCCAGATACAGAGAGATATCACGATCCTTGGCGGCCTGACGATTCTGAGTTGTGATAATAAACCAAGGAATCGTTGAGGGAACCAACATGTTATGAAGACCTGATGCAAATCTGGTCAATGAACGCACTGGAGTTGATTCAAAGATTCGGTTTCTACGATTCTCACCTTTTGCACGTTGAGTATTGAAATCTGCACGTGCAGGAATCGTCAGTTCTCCAATGTCCTGCCACATCGATTCCCAGTTATGCCTGGAAGATTCGAGTGAGGCAAACTCTGCTTTCAGATGTTGTATCAGCTTTTCTTTAAGCTGTTCCAAGTCAGTAGTTTCTTGCACCTGTTCCGCTCGTTCTGATGGTGTCTGCTTTATTAAAACGTGCTTTTAATGCTCTGCGTCTACGTGCACGCATCTGGGCCAATCTTGCTTTCTCATTGGGATCGGTAAGATCATTCATCTTGTCATCATCAACGGTGCTTTGATCTCCTGGATCATCTGGCACATCCGTGTCATCTAATGATCCTTGGTCTTCATCACCAGAGTTACGTAGTGATCCAAGACCAACACG